CCTGGCATCAGCACCACGAACGCGTCGAAGAGGCGCCCTTCTACCTGATCCCGAAGGCGGTCAATCTCCTGGACGACGCGGAGATCCAGGATCTACTGCAAACCATCGAGACAATGCGAACTCCTGATATGCCCGTGGCCATGGTGGTATTCGATACCGTTGCCAGGTGCATGATCGGCGGGGATGAGAACTCCGCCCAGGACATGGGCAAAGCGGTCAAGAACATGGACCTGGTACGCGAACAAATCGGGTGCGCGGTCCTTCCGATTCACCACTCCGGCAAGGATAGCAACCGCGGGGCGCGTGGATCGACTGCGCTCATCGGTGCCGTGGATGTAAGCGTTCGCGTCGAAAGAGATAACGATCGCGTACTACTCACAACCGAAAAGCAAAAGGACGCCGAACCCCTGGAGCCGATGCAATTCAAGACGGTGAGCGTGGAGCTGGCCGCCGGACCCTTGTCCCTGGAGACAGAAACCAGCCTGGTCCTGGAGATCAGCGACCAACCCGCGGACATCGTGGCCAGGAAGAAACTCAGCGGCCAGCAACGCCTGATCCTGGACGCGTTACACGATGCACTCTCGAATGCGGGGGAGCAGAGACAGATCGGCGCGTACATTCCGAAGGGCTACTACTCGGTGAGCGAATCCTTGTGGCGCGACTTCGCGATGAGCAAACAGATCAGCGACGGATCGGACGATAGTAAGAAGAAGGCATTTTTACGCGCCGCGAAAGCGCTCCAGGAACGCGGCATTGTGGGTAAGTGGGACGATTATTGTTGGATATGGAAGGACAAGCATGAACCTAAATTATGAGCAAAAAGTAAGGGTTTACCCTGAAAAAGACGGACAAAACGGACTTGTCCGGAGCCTGTGGATAACTTTGTCCGCGGACAAGGACGGACAAGCCGGACAGACAAGGAGAACCCAATGAATACAAGGGTTAGCGGGCGACGGACAAAGACGGACAATAGAGCGCCAAGTACGGACAGACATTTCTCCTCTCTAGGAGAATGTCCTGTCTTGTCCGGCGGACCAGTTGATGCGTTGGATCGTTGGAAAGATTTAAACCAGGTGAAGATATATCGGGATGAATTGAATCGATTTAATGAAACCTGGGGATACGGTAGATCGTTCACGTTGTGCGGCGAAGAGCTTGCTCAGAAGCTACGCAGACAAATGACGCTTATCCAGGAGACGGCGAGGGATGCTAAAGCGGGATATGTTGTCGAGCAGAGATGCGAAGCAATGGTCCGAGGATTACGCCTGGCAGATCAGCGGATCCGCGAAGGTGGATACAAGCCGGTGGACCGCGATGAGTGGCAAGCAGAACATCCGGCCGGATTGGTGGTCAAACTGGTACGAACACGGGCCGCGATACCCCAGGAGAGCGATTACGCGTACTTCGCCCTGGAAGATGTCGTGAAGTGGATCCCGAAGGAAGTTATCGAGCTGATGAAACAATTCCCTGGTTCGTCAACGGTCAAGGTCACGACCAGCTTTGAGCAGATCCGCAAATCAACCGAAGAACGCCTGGCACGTGAGGCCGCAACACCCAAGGTCAAGACAGGCAACGCAATCATGGACCTAGACGATGACATCCCATTCTGAGAAACCACAAACCAGGAAGTATTCGATATTGCCAGCCAGGTCCGTCCAGGACGATAGTTTGCACCCAACAACCTTCCGCGTCCTGGCGGCAATCTGTTTGCATACCAACGGATACGGGATTTGCTTTCCGTCCAGGGAGACATTGAGCCGACACGTCAGCAGATCGATTAAAACCGTCTCTACGCACGTCGGGCGACTAATCAAGGCCGGGTATATCAGAAAGCTACAACCGAAGGCCTATCCGTTCGCCTACAAGCGCAAATCAGCGTACTTTACGAACCGCTACCAGGTGCTATTCGATGGTCCTGGCACACCGATGCCAACCAGGGAGCAATTCCTTGCGGCAAGGCCTCTAATAGCCGAGGACTATCAAGACCAGGAAGCGATAGACAACCTTAATAATAAGAAGGGGGTTATAGGGGGTGATAACGAGCTGATTCAGAGTATCGCGCAAGCATTCCGCCAGGGCGTCGAGCGCGGGTCCGGCGTGGTCCGCGACGTGGCGGCAAGCCTGGAATGCGCCAGGCGGCTGGCAGAAAAGGGGATCGATGCCGGGAAAGTCCTGGAGCTGGCAGTCCAGGCGACCATCGACAACCGGAAGAACCGGAAAGATCCGCCGATGACGCTCGACCAGGTGGCCAAGTGGGGCGGATTAGAGTGAATTTACAAACGGCAATCGAACGTTTGGCCTTTGCACAGGCCAGGGGGTGCGTTTTTGCGCGATGCCGCAAAAAACGACCTTTGGGGGGTCCCCCATGCGCGAAACTGTACGGGGGGATCGCTCTAGATTTTTCACTTTTTTTGGAGATAAAAAAATGAGTCCATGGTTAATCATCGTTACCGGCGCGATTTATGCCTATATTGGGTTGGAACAAGCCCTAAAAGGGAATGCTTCCATGGCAATCGTGTATAGCGGCTACGCGTTCAGCAACGTGGGCCTCTATTACCTGGCCCTGGCAAAGTGACCATGCCGCATCTTGCCAGCTTTCTTCCGTATGCGCCGCATCTTGCCAGTCCTTTTGGCATCGATCCGCTCTTGCCAATGCAAAACACGGTGACAGTTAGCGCAAAGCGCGATGCACTTTGTCATAACTTCTTCCATTGCCTTGGAATACGACCCGTTTTTAACCAGGGTGCTGACAACGAGCTTGTCTTTGCGGATCACGTGATGGAAATCAATAGTCGCCGGATGATCGAACCCGCAAATAAAACATTCTTGCGTCGCTTTGAACTCAATCCACAAGGCCCTGGCATTGCGTTTATTGATGGCCGTACCGGCTTTGTGCTTAACTTTATTTTTTTGATACCAGCGTTTATTCGCCTCTGCATTCTTGGCCGCGCGAATTTTGGGATCTTTATACGGCATATAGTTTTTAAGTAGTATTTCTTAACGTAACGATGGAAAATAACATGGAATTAGAAAACCAGTATTGGGAAAAGCGGTGCGAGTTTTGGTGCGCCAATTATTTGGAGCTGGCGCAATCGGTAAAACGGCTCATCATTTGCGCGGAGCGCGTCGATGATTACCAGGAGTTAACGAGAGAAGCCAAGGGCGTTAAAAAACTTTTAGAGAAAGGTGCGTATGGATCAAGCGAATAACAATCAAGTCGGCGGCACCCACTACACCAGCAAGGCGATCCAGCCCTGGGATTACATTGTCTCGAATGAGCTTGGCTACCTGGAAGGCAACGTCGTTAAGTACGTGTCGCGATGGAAGGATAAAGGCGGCATCGAGGATCTTAGGAAGGCCAGGCACTATCTCGACAAGCTGATCGAGGTCAACCTAAAATGATTTGCCAGTTTTGTGTAAACGAAGAAGGCGATTATTTTTCTAAGACGGAAGTTTTGGAGACAAGGATTTACTGGGACCCGAATGACGAAATTTATTACAACGAGCGCCGTCGCCAATGCCTAGCTTGCGAGACACGATTTACGACGGTGGAGAGGATGGTAGAGGATGACTAAGCTCACAACGCGCCAGGCACGTGCTTTACTCGCGTCGCCGGAGAACCAGGAGAAAGTATCGAATGAGCTGGGCCACATTGCCCAGGCAGATATAACAGATGTTATATCGTGGACCGGGGACGTGGCCGTACTCAACGCCAGCGATACCCTGGCCCCGCACGTACGTAAAGCGATCAAGAAGGTCAAGATCACACCTGGCAAGTACGGTAGCTCGATCGAGGTCGAGATGCACGACAAACTGGGCGCCTTGCGTATGCTGGCCCGCGCAACAGGCATGATGGAGCAAACGCAAGAAGAGAGCAATCGCCCGACGATGATCGGAATCAAACTGAATTTATCAAAAGTGGAAGAGGTAATCTATGCCGAGGAAAATGGGCGCGACGGGTCGAAACCGTCAAACGGGGAATGAGCTAGATGCGCTGGGGGATCTCAACCTGGACTTCTCGACAAGTCCGACGACTTCGCGATTTTTATCTGACGATTCTTTTTTTCGCGGTCTTATGGGACCGGTCGGCTCCGGGAAATCATACGGATGCGCGTCTGAGATACTCTTGCGCGCGGTGCGGCAAGACCCTTCCCCGGTGGATAATATTCGTTACACACGATTCGTGGTCATTCGAAATACCTACGGGGAACTTCGGACCACAACGATTCGAACCTGGCTTGAAATATTCCCGGAGCATATTTGGGGTCCGATTCGCTGGTCCCCGCCGATTACTCACCATCTGCAACTGCCATCCCGCGACGGGGTGCCAGGATTAGATTGTGAAGTAATCTTCCTGGCGCTTGATGATACCAAGTCGGTACGCAAGCTCTTGTCCCTGGAAGTAACCGGCGGCTGGTGCAACGAGGCCCGCGAATTGCCGCTTGCCGTGATACAGGGATTGACGGCCCGTGTTGGACGATACCCAAGTAAAACCCACGGCGGATGCACCTGGCGCGGAATATGGGCGGACACAAACCCGCCCGACGATGACGGCTGGTGGTATCGCCTGGCCGAGAAAGAACCGGTCAAGGGCAAATACAAATGGAATTTTTATACGCAACCAGGCGGCATGATGGAAGTACCGGCCGATACGGCGGGCGCGATCTACGCGGCCGGCAAGCATTGGCTCGAAAACCCCAAGGCCGAGAACGTTAAAAACTTGCCGCTTGGATACTATGAGCAACAGTTAGGCGGCAAGAACCTGGACTGGATCCGTTGCTACGTCGGCGCGCAATATGTGTACGTCCAGGAAGGTAAAGCCGTATGGGCCGAGTACGACGATTCGACGATGGTCGATGACACGATCAGCTATACGCCGGAATTGCCATTGCTAATCGGATGCGACTTTGGTTTGACGCCCGCGGCCGTTATCGGACAACGCTTGCCGTCCGGCGCCTGGCACATCCTGGAAGAGATTGTCACCGAGGATATGGGCCTTCAACGCTTTGGACAGATGCTCTTGCAACAACTCAACATGAAGTACCCGAAGGCCGAGGTAATCTTGACGGGCGATCCGGCCGGCCAGGCTCGCGATCCGATCTTCGAGACAACGGCATTCGATCACTTGCGTACCCTGGGATTTACCAAGGTCCAACCCGCGCCAACCAATGACTTTGGAGTACGTCGTGAAGCTGGCGCCGCGCCCATGATACGGCTGATCGATCGAAAACCGGGTCTGAGAGTGGCGCGCACGTGTCCAAAATTACGGAAGGCGCTTGCTGGTGGCTACCATTTTAAACGAGTAGGGGTGCCAGGCGAGGAAAGATTTAGAGATGCGCCGAATAAAAACCAGCATTCGCACGTCGGCGACGCGTTTTCGTACTTGATGCTAGGGGGCGGGGAATATAAACGCCTGACCAGGAGCGGATTAAATTACGGCGCAGAATCAAAACAATACACGGCCGACTTTGATTTTGATATTCTTTAGGCGTTATGAATTTGACCCCGGCCATTCTCCGCAACCTATATGCAACAATCTACTGTTGCGAGCCTTTTGCGCGCTGGAATATGCCGTTGCCCGAAGCCATTAAGTTTGAGGTTATTGATGATCCCCATGCCTATGGTTACTACCTATACGACGAGGGCGGGGACTACGAGCATACGATCCAAATATCGCGAATGCTTTGCGGCCATTTTATGACCGTTTTTAGGGTGCTATGCCATGAATCGGTCCACATGAGTAGATGGGCGCATGCCAGGGAACGATGGAACCATCACGATAAAGTGTTCAAACAGAGGTGCAAGGCCGTGGCCGATGAGTTTGGCCTGGATCCATTAGAGTTATGATAGATACAACTGGTTTTACATCACAAGTCCGGCTACCGGAAGGGGGTAAGATCGTCCCTTTTTTCTACGGACACCTTGCTTTGATGAATCTTAATGAGCATGATCTCGATTCCAGGGCGCATATTCCGGACTGGCTGGACCGATTAAAGAATCAAACCCACATGGGGCCATCGTTTACTGGTCTCTATTACGGCAAACCCATGCTTTCGTTTGGCATTATTCCGATTTGGCCAGGGCTTGCCGAGGCTTGGATGATCCCGGATAAAGATATTGATACCGTGGCGATACCATTGTGCCGTTGTGCCAGGCAGTTTTTCTCCTGGGCCGAAACCACCATGCAACTACGACGCATTCAAATTATCGTGCGTTCGTCAAATGTACGCGCGCAAAAATGGGCAGAGTTCTTATACTTCGAAAAGGAATCGGAGATGATGGCCTTTGGCCCTACCGGTGATTCGCATTTTATGTATAGGAGATTAAATCATGGGCGGAGTATTTAGTAAGCCAAGCGCGCCAGCAGTCCAGGCAGTAGTCGCACAAGCAGAAGCGCAAAAACCTAACGAAGCAGAACCAGTAAAAGCAACTTCCGAAGAGACAAAAGTAGCGGCCAATACTCGCGCCCGTCGCCGTATGGGTACCCGGTTATTGTTTAGCCAGGAGCGCTCCGCTGGTCTCGGACAAAATCAAACGACATTGGGCGGCGGCGCTGGCCCAGGTCAAAACACTTTAGCGTAAGGAGCAAACCATGGGCGGACTATTTGGCGGGCCATCTATACCGGCACCACCCCCACCACCGGAACCGGATCCAGCGATCGCGGCCAATCAGAAGAAACAAGAAGAGCGCCTGGCGGCACAGGAGAAAGCGCAACAAGATCGTCTCCGGGCAACCAAGCGCGCCCGTCAAACCGGCGGTATGCGTTTGCTTTTTAGCCAGGAACGTCAAAATCCAGCTCTAGGCATCACACCTGAATCGCTAGGAGCTGGCGGCACCAACACAATGGGGAGTTAACCATGCCGGAAGTCTATGACAAAAAGGGCAATAAGCTAAAAGAGTTTGCGTACACCAAGTCCGGAATGGCGGCCGCACGTCGCTATGCCGCCCAGGTTAAAGGCCGTGTCGAGATTGAGCATAAAGAAGAGATGGCCAAGAAGATGAAACGCAAGCGCGAGTATATGTAATGCCGCTGAAAAAGTACCAAAACCCTAGTGGCGGATTAAATGCGGCTGGACGTGCGTTTTATAAACGTACCGAAGGATCGAATTTAAAAGCACCGGTTAAAGGTACTCCAGCGGGACCGGAGCAGTTACGCCGCAAGGCATCATTCCTGGCTAGGATGGCTGGCAATGATGGACCTGATTTTGATGAGAAGGGGCGACCAACCAGGAAACTTTTATCACTCCGGGCTTGGGGCGCCAGCTCTACGGCAGATGCAAAAAAGAAAGCGGCAACGCTTTCGGCACGATATAAACGGATGAAGGAAAGTAAAAAATGAAAAAATTGCCAGCGGCCCACGTACTTAAACGCGCTGAATTAGCGGATTCGCGTAAGGATCTATGGCGCTCGATCTACGAAGAGTGCTACGAATTTGCATTGCCCCAGCGCAATCTCTATTCCGGCCAGTATGAAGGCAAAACTCCTGGTCAACATAAGCGCGCCCGCGTGTTTGATTCGACGGCAATCAACTCAACCCAGCGCTTTGCTAACCGAATCCAGTCGGGCCTCTTCCCGCCATATCGGAAATGGATGCAACTCACTCCAGGATCAGATATTCCGAAGGATCGTCGCAAGGAAGTCGCTGACGCCCTGGACATTTACTCGGATAAATTCTTTGAAGTATTGCGTCAAACCAATTTTGACCTGGCAATCTCGGAAATGCTCCTGGATATGGCCGTCGGAACCGGCGTCATGCTCATCATGCCAGGCGATAAGGATACCCCGGTGCGCTTTACTGCGGTGCCGCAATACCTGGTCTCGTTTGAAGAGGGCCAGCATGGCACAGTCGATAACGTGTACCGTAAGTTACGCGTCAAGGGCGAGGCGATCACGACACAATGGAAGGATGCCAAGATCCCGGCTGATCTCCAGGTCAAGATTGATCGCAAACCCGAAGAAGAGATCGATTTGCTAGAGGCAACGATCTACAACTACTCGACGGGTGCAGTTTGCTATTACGTTTTAGAACCTAAAGGTAAGAATGAGATCGTTTATCGTGAGCTAAAGAAGAGTTCACCCTGGGTAGTAGGCCGTTATATGAAGGTAGCCGGCGAGGTTTATGGCCGTGGACCCCTGGTCAACGCTCTACCCGACATTAAAACCTTGAACAAGGTTAAAGAATTGCTCTTGAAGAACGCGTCGATTTCCGTGGCTGGCGTATATACGGCCGCAGATGACGGCGTATTGAACCCAGCAACAGTCAAGATCGCTCCAGGCGCCATTATCCCGGTAGCACGTAACGGCGGC